GACCAAGAGATGTGCCACCTGATGTTGTGTCAGTTGCATTAGGATCGTATCCTCCACCATCTATCGTACCGCCTGAAATAGGTCTGCTAGGATTAATGTAAATCAACGTTCCCTCAGCATCATAAATATTACCTTGAGAATCTTGGAAATACTGATTGGCTGTTTGTGTTGTATCTGTTGGTGTTGTAGGTAATCCGCCTGTGGTTGTTCCACCACCCGTTCCTGTTCCTGCTTCAAAACCAAAATTACCTGTGTTAGTACCTAAATTTGTTCCGCCAATATTGTAGTTAGGTGTTGCAACAACCTCACCTGTTGTCATATTAACACCTGATATTTGATAATTTGACTGTCCGTTAGTTGTTCCGTATTGAGCATCAATTTGTGCTTGTGTTGTTCCTGCGGGTAAAGAAATACTATTAACACTTCCTATATTTCCTGTAGGCGTTCCTCCGCCTGACGGAGCTCCGCCACCACTTGACGCACCACCACCGCTTGGTGTACCTGTACCTGTTCCTGTACCTGTGCCTGTTGTGGTAGGTCTAACACCCGTTAAATTACCTAATGCATAACCTAAAAGCGCTCCTGCTCCAATAGGTATTTCAGGTTTTTCCATAACAATTGAAGGCATAGGCATGCCTGAAGCGCCTGCTGACGTTGTTGTAAGAGGTGCAACAGTAGGTATATTAGGCTTACCGCTTATATTGAGTGTTGTTGGATCAATTGATTGTGGAAGTGCCATTTAATATCCTTATGCTATACCCAAGCTTTTTAACAAGTTTGCATCAGTTACAGGTGTTAATTGGCTTACATCCACTTTGGTTGGAGGGGTTTGAGTTTGAGTTGATTGTAAACCACCACTTGGAGTTTGTGTAGTAGTATTTGCAGGTGGTGTTGTAGTTTGACCTAAAAATGCTAGAGATCCTGTATACGGTGTCAAGGTTGATGGATCTACTTTAGCAGGCGGTGTTGTTGGTAATCCGCCTACAGGTGTTGTAGGTGTAGTTGTTGGTGTGCCAAACATTGATCCTGTGTAAGGTCTTAATGTGCTTACATCTACCTTAGCAGGAGGTCTTGGTTTTGTAATCGTTGGTCTTGTTGGCGGTTCGTTACCAAGAATTTCATTTACGATAGCATTTGTTGCTCCACCAATTAAAGCATTCTGTAACGTGTTACCTGCACCACTAATAATATTATCAATAATATTTGTTCCTGTGCCTGATGGAGGTGTCGTTGGCGTTGTCGGTGTTGTTGGTGTGGTTGGCACACTCGGAGCAGGTTGACCTATACCTTCTTCAGGTAGTGTTGGTAAGTCTGCATAGCCAGGAGCTCTTTCGTCTGTAGTAGGTGTTTCAGGAACAGTAGGTGTAACAGGCTCAACAGGCGTAGGCGTTTCAGGAACAGTTGGCTCTACAGGTGTAGGCTCTACGGGAGTAGGTGTCTCAGGAACAGTTGGCTGTGTAGGCGTTGGTTCTGTAGGTGTCACTACTTCAGGAAGCTTAGGCTCTTCAGGTTTTGGCTCTACAGGTGCAGGCGTTTCAGGCGCTGTAGGTGGCGTTACAATAGGAGGAGCGTTTGTTCGTATATCAGTAAACTGTTGATTTAAATTAGCTTGAGCAATTAATTGATTTTTTAATGTTTCGTCTGTAGTAGAATAAATATCTTTTAAAAGTGTTTGAGCGCTTAAATCAATTGAAGGTGCTACAGTAATTGCATTTGGGTCAAGCTCTAAAATAGTTTTATTTAAATTTTCAAACTCATTATAAAATTTAGATGCTTCTGTAAAATCTCCTTGAGCTATTGCGTTAGTCATTTTAAAGTCAGCATTTTCAGCCAATACTTTACTAACACCTAATTCATAATCTTTACTCAGTTGACCAACTTCATCTACTCTTGATATGTAGTCATCAATAACTGATTTGTTTGCATTATATTCAGCTTCAAGCAAAGCTTTTTCTTCATTAATACTTGGCACATATAACTGATTTATCATGTTAGCAATATTATTTGCTTCTCTCTCATATGTAAAATATTCAGCTATATTTCTATCGTAGTCTGCTTGATTATCAGAAGCTTCAGCTCTATCATATGCATCCATAGCTTTGTTATATACAACATTATATTCATCAATTGATGCATTGGCATCAGCAATGTTTTTGTTAATGCTATACTGTAAACTTTGGACTTTACCTATAGAAGGCGTTGTGTCTTTCATTATTTTTGCATCTAAAGCTTTTTGATCTATGTCTGCTTCTGATTGCAAAAGTTTTGGCACTTCTGTTTTTAAAGTGTTCCAAGATCTAGCAAGAGCAGAAGAAACAGCGGAGCTTGCAAACTCTTGTCCCATAGCTGCTACAATATCTTGTCCTGATACAGCTGCTACTAAACCTGCTACGCTAGAATCACCCAAAGCTCCTGTAAAAATATTTCCAATTGTTTCACCAAAAATTTTTGTTATTGGAGTTTTTATAAAATTTGTAATTTTATTGAGTGACTCTCCTACAAAACCACCACCAAGACCGCCTAAAGCATTTTGAACTACAGGGGAATTAAAGAATGGCGTAATACCCGCTGCTACTATACTAGATAGTTTTCCCCCTGTAGCTGCGGCTATTGCAGCACGTCCAATCCCTTGAATAATTGTTGATCCAAAACCTTTTATACCAAATGCATTAGAAATGCCTAAAGCATTTGCAAAGCCAGGCGCAACAAAATTTAAACCAATAGTAGCTATGGTTGGCAATGGGTTTTTGATAACACTCTTCACCATGTTTATGCCAAACTTAGCAACACTCTTGACTACATTAAACGCACCTTTAACTAAGCCACCCATTTACTTTACCTCAATCTCAAATTCATAACCGATGATAGGACCTGACTCACCGTAGGCTCTAACAGCCTTGTCTCTGACAACAAAGTTAATTGTGTTTGCTTTTCTTATAATTCTTAAAACACTTGGAAACTCAGTAACGCCTTTAATTTTTTTAAATCCTGCATTTTTAAATGCTTGGCCTAAATCTCGTAATGACTCCATTAAATCTTCTTGTTTCTCTATAGTAAATAAATGCGCTTCATCCGCTATAGGTGTGTTGACATGATAGAAAGCAAGCGTGTCTCCACTTCGTAACATTCTAAATTGATCTGTTTGCAGTGCTGAATACATAGCGTCGTAAACTTCATTCCAATCACCATCAGGATCTAATCTTTCTACGGTTCTTTTGACAATCTCTTCGGTCGATGCTTTACCTAATCTAAGATTAGGCTGTCTTTTCATTTTATATTTTTTATTACTTTTTCTCATTATACGACCCTTTGATTCACTACGTTGACAACTGCAGAAGCCCAATCTTGCCAATCTTCAAATTGATAAGGATCAGGAATAGCGTTATTAGAAAACACATCAATAGCGTTTAATCCTACCGCCCATGACTTCCATTCATCTTCGTTGTCAGAAGGTATTTGTAATTGTTGACCTGCATAAGCTTCGCACATCAAGCTCGCCCATGATTGAAAGGTGTGGTATCGAGGATCGTAAACTAAAGAGATAGTCATTAGTAACCTCTTACATCGCCAATATCTGCATTTAATAATAGGTAACCTAATTGATAGTCACCACCTACTACATTACTTTCAAATCTAAGTCTTAGCTCTCTACGTTGTTCTTTCATATCAATTTTATTCGTATTCGGCGCAAAAGTATATGGTGGTGATGTGTAGTCTTCCGATTGCGCAAAAGGACGACCTGTTACATATAAATTCATGTCACCACTTTGTATAAAGTCAGGTTCTACACGCTCTAGTCTTAGCCAATAATTAGCGCCCTCAGCTGATTGTTGCGCAGGTCCGCCCTGAACCCAACCTAAGTTATTAGTTTCAAAATAACTTGAGATAGCAAGAGGTGTATTAGAAATAATTGCGTCTGTACCTATTTCGTGTTGATACAAACTGACTGTTGTTTGTATATCTGTACTCGCTAAGTTAACCTCAAAATTTGAGCCTGCGGGTATAAACTGAGCAGTAATCGTAATACTTCCTGTGGATGCTGATGATGTGTCTACAATATAAGTGCCTACACCACCCGTACCTGAGCTAAATGCAGAAATTCTTGTACCTGCGGTAATGCCCGCGCCTGTAACATATTGACCTACATAAAGCGTTCCTGAAGTCACTGCGGTTACTGTCATCACAGTTCCATTAATGTCACCTGTGACTACAGCTATTTCTTGTGTAAGAATATCGTTAGGTAAATACCCTGATCCATGATTAAACATAGTGACAGAGGTTACAATACCACCTGCTACAACAATGTTAGCTGTGGCGCCTGTACCTATAGCACTTCCTGTTAGTGCAACATTGTAGTATGTTCCATTTGTGTAACCTGATCCTGCGTCTGAAATAGTTGGGTGAGAAGTAATATACCCTGATGTATTAATATTCCAATCCATGTTGATAGGATAGTGAAACACTTGAGAAAAGTAACCTGCGGATCTTCGTGATCCTGTTGATAACCCTGCGTCATACCAACAGTTTTCACGGATGTTATAAATAATTGCATCGTTGCATTCTGTTGAATCACCTCTTGGATAGAACCACCATACTTCACCAAAGCGAGGGACTTTAGTTGCGTAAATTTTTTGTCTTTGTGAATAATTTAAATTATCAAAGAAATAGTTTTGATTCATACTATTTGGAATCTCTTTAACAACACCGTTGTATAGTAAGAATCTATCAACACCGCACCAATAGTAAATACCGTCATACTCAATGACAGACTGTGATGACATGATAGATGTTTGTGATGAAATAATGTCATAACGCCAATAAAGCGTTTCACCATAATCACCACTGTTTGGAATACCTATGTTAGTCGGTGCATAGCTTACTCTAATCAATGAATCAAGCGACCAAAATAATCCTGATGGTGCATTAGAACCACCTCTTAACGGCAGACCTTTTACAATCTTTGTAGCTGATACGTTAGTTTGGTTTGAGTCGGCGGATACCCAATCATTGATATTACCTGCGCTGTTGTTTCTAATAAGTCCGTTGTTGCCATATACAAACGTGTATGGATGTAAAACAACTACACCACCTGATACATCAACTTGATTATCAAACGTAAGTGTAACGCCCGCATTAGTTGCTGAAGCGTTATTAGATAAAGTTAAGGTTGTACCTACAATAGATACCACTGTTGTATTTGCAGGAATGCCTGTGCCTGTAACTACTTGACCTGCGCCAATCAGTAGATTAGTTGCGGATAGTGTGACTGTTGGTAAACCTGTTGTGGTATCACCTACTGCTGTAAATACACCGACAGCAGACATAGATGTGCCTGTAATGTCACCACCTAATACAGGTGTGTTTATTTCATTAGCAATGTCGTTTAAGTTTAAACCAGGGTGCGCAAGAAGTGTTTGATAACCACTACCCGAAGCATCAAATTCTGAATCAAATTGCCAAAGGTTAGCGTCATTTGGGGTGAAGTCTGAAAGAGTAAAATCAGTGATACCTGTACCAATGCCAAAATTATTGATTGGTAACGATTGAATGCCATTGTTATATCCATTAAAAACTACGTTAAATAAACCTTGTGGATCTAAAAACAAGCCTCGAGAAGGACCTGCCATGTCACCTGTAATTTCTCGATAGCCTAATATCTTTCTAGGACGACCACGCTGAAATCTTACCCACTGACCGTCAGTGTATACAGCACGATCAAATATCGTACCGTCACGCTGAATGCCAGGTTGGGTGTCTAGTGCAAAAACCTTCTTTGTCATTAGAAGGTTCCCCCAAGAACTCCTCCTGTAAAGTTTCCTGTGCCTGTAACAGCAATGCCTGTGGCATTTACTTCAGCTCTGTTTGTTCCTAAAATTGATATATTAAATGATCCTGAGCCTGATCTAAAAATACCTGTGGAAGCTTCTGATGCAAAACTTAATGATGGATTAGCGGCGCTACCGTTAGCTAAAGAAGTAACAGAAGCACCTGCTTGCACAGTGTTTGCATTATAAAAATTAACACCATCACAGATTAATGTAGCTTGATTACCTGCCGCCACTGTTGCGGTTGCTCCACCACCCACACCTGTTGTAATTGTAAGAGTATTACCGCCTGCTGTAGTTTGATTACTTACAATATAGAATGCAACAACAGGAGGATAAGTAACGGTGACATTTCCTGATAATGTGCCTACATACTCTTGAATTAAAGATGTCGCCTCTGATGTAGTGAGTGTATATGCACCTGTTGTAACTTCTTTTGTAATGGATTGGAATACAAATTGATTACTTACACCATAACCTACAGTAATAAATACAGAACCTGTACATACAATAATTGCAGATTCGTTTGGCTGAAATTCTTTTGATGAAGCTAAGTCAATGGTGTTTCCACCTTGCGCGTTTAAGTTTACTGTGCCTGTACCATTGTTCTTAAAGAAGCAGAACCAATCGTCACCAATAGTGCTTGCAACAGGCAAATTTAAAGTACCTGCACCACCACCCCAAACTTTTGTTTGCGCTCTGTCGCTTGATGCAAATGTATATCCTTCAGTCACAGAAGATGTTGGAGAAGCTTGATTTAATGTAGCGCCAATAGCCTTTAAACCTAATCCTGCTAGTGTAGTTGCGTCAGGAGCTGATGTGCCAATACCTAGAGCAATGTTTGACCATGTACCTGAAGCGGTAGAATTATTAGTTAAGTAAAAGTATCTTGTAGCGCCTGCGGTAAGTGTGCCGAGTGTTGCTCCTGTTGAGCTTTTAATAGTTAATGTAAACGCACTTGGGTTTTTAATAAATGCGTCTTGACCTACTGATACTTGATTTGCAGGAGGCATGAATACAGATAAGCCACTTGTAGATGGCGTAATATCCATAATACGAGCGGCAACACTTGTAGATACATTGCCGTTTACAGGCCATACAAGCGTTAGATCAGATGATATTGAATACGACGCGTAGCTTACATCGGTAGGTAAAACAACGTCGCCTGCAAAGGGAGAGGTGTATGTAGTCATGTTTAAGTATCAAGAACAGTTGCCTGTCTGTCTCCAATTCGTTGTGTGTTTTCAGTTTTAAGCGTATTCATAATAGCTTGATATTGTGCTTGCCACATAGGAAGACGCTCATCATTTTTTAGGAAAGGCATAGCTTGTAGAAGTGATCCATAAAGCATTGCTTGTGGTGCGTAAATAGTGAACCAATTAGTTTGATTTGTGGAGTCTAATGGCTGTACGCGTTCGTAGTATAAGACCTCGAAGCTATAGTTACTATCAGGTGTTGGTGCGACTAACCAATTATCATAGTTGTAATCGCAATAGAATTTAGGCACATCTGTTTGTGTATCGTCAGGCCAATACTCTCTTAGGTATTCATACTTGCGTAATAGAACAGGTTGACGTTCACCTGCTACAGTGATATTCATAGATACGGTTTTGTGCCAACGTGCAGGCTTTTGAATAGTATTTGAACCTGCTACAAAGGTAGAGTTAGCAACATTGAGGTTGCCTAAAAACTTAATTTCAGACGCAATGACTTGCTCTGCAAGCATGATAAAAAGCGGGATCTTATCAATAGTTGCTTGATCCGTACGCTCTAAATAAGACTGAATATTTTCGACCAAACTATCGTAGGTCATCGCCACTGCTGTTGGCATAATAAATCCTTATAAATATTCGGCTTCAGCGTCCCGTCTCACTACAAGACCTTTTAGCTTTTTACCGCCACCATAAACCCATTTTTTTAATTCTTTCGAGGCTGACTCAAAGTCACCTTCGTTAATTTTCTTTCTTAATGTGCTTGATTTTAACCGACCTACGCCTAAATTGTAAGCAAAATCTGCTATAGCACCTAATTGTTCACCCTCTAAATTAGGGCATATTTTTTTTGTTGCTTTTAAAAATCTTGTTGCATCATACATCAGTCTTTTGTCGGCATAGTCTTGAGTCCATACAGTATTTGGAAGTATATCCTTTCCTGTTGATCCCCAACCGCAAGTAAGCACGCCTGCGGGACAATAGTATGCTTTTAACTTACAACCCTCAAAACGCTTTATAAGCTTGATAAGAAGCTCTAAAGCAGTCATTATTTACCTCTTGAGCTAAACACTCTATGAGCAAAATAAAAGCCTAGAATGACACCTACAAGCTCTTTATCCCACTCGGTTAATACAAATCCTTGTGTGTATAAACAGAACCACCAAACAAGTAGTGCTGTAGAAGCGCATGCAGGTCTGATAGCACCATTCCATGCATCAATGTATTTGTTACCTGTGGATTGATTGACTGTCTTTTGCGCGGCTATGAAAGCTTCTGCATCAAGTTTTTCCACTTCTGCGTCAGCCATAACTTCGACTTGTTTAATTTGCAATTCAGCAGAGACTTTAAGTCTCTCCATTTCTTGATCATGTTTTACCCTTTCTAAATCAGCTTGAAGCTTCATGGATTCTAATTCATGTTTGTGATCTTGATGTTTTGTCCAAGCGGCCGATACTTCTCCCCATATCATGCGAAAGACTGAACCACCTAAAAAAGAAAATAGTGCGCTAAACATTATTTTAAAACTATGCTAAGTAATAAAAGAATGATGGCACCTGCAGAAGCCATTAAGATACCTTCTAGTCTTTTAAGGCGTGCATTAATTGCTTCATATCTTAAAGCACAAACTTCTTCGTGCGTGCTTAATCGATGATCAACTTGTTCAACTTTGTCCATGTCCATCAAATCTCCTAATAGTTTTAGGCGGGTTTTGCTTCCTCACCCTCTTTGTTTTCCTCAGGTTTTGGTAACTGAGGCTGTGCTTGTTGATGAATTTTTACAATCAGATTCCATGCACCTGTCTTGCTTGGCAATTCACCTAAACCTGCTAATACTTGATTAGTTTCGTCAATTGTTAATTCTAATTTAATATCTGCCATTTTTTCTCTCCTTTTGTTTTAAATAAACCATGTAATAATTGAATATCTTGTACCTTTTGTCACAGGCATTACTTCGTGAGGATACATAAAATTAGAAGGAAACATAATTGCATCTCCTTTTTCTAATTTATATTTTAATTCTTTGTCAAAAAATGCAAACTCTCCACCTTCAAAATCATCATTTAATATAAATGAACAAGATACAGATCTTGGGTGTATCTTATATGAGTCTGTATGTTGTGTATAAAAACCACCTTCAGAGTATTTTAATAGTTGATACCCACTATCTTCTTGAATTTTGCAGTGAGAAAATTTATTATTATATTCTTGTATACATTTTGATGCAGAAAGAAAAGTATATTTGTCTAACTTTAATCTAACTTTTTTATTTTTTTGTATAATTTGTGGGAAAGATATACCTACAATTTGACAGTCTCTTATGTCCTTTCTTATCAACCCTGGTCCAACAACAGTATCTTCCCAATCCTCACTATTTTTAAATTCTTTTAATATAGCATCGCATAATGAGTGAGTCATAGCATTTTTAATAACAATTATATAATCAGTTACATTAGAATATAACATTAGGAATTTTACCTTTTTCTAGTGTAGGCGGTTGTTGTTTTAATTGATCAAATACAG